TTTCCAAGCCTAGAAACGCTGGACTCAACGTTTGTTATTGATGTGGTAAATCCCTTTGTTGCATTTATTTGTGCAGAAAGGTTTCTCGTTAAATCTCTTTGTGCTTGAGCAGCAGCAGCGTTTCCAGATACTACGGACTTGTTAAATGAAGATATTTGGTTTTGAAGATTACGTAACTGTGCTAGTGCTTGTGACGAATCAATAGATATATTGATGTTTGCATTTACATCTGACATTTAAATAATCACCAAGTTCATTATATCATTAGCCAAAGGGATTTTTAGCGCTATCGTTAACAACTGAGTAGTCTAAGCCAGCACCGATACCAAATCCAGCCTTAGTAGCATTTGGACCTTGTAGAGATGTTATGTCATTAGAGTCTTTTGCCTTACCTCCACTAAATACCCTAGACTTCATATCTTCCCACTCTTTTTGACCCCCATGGGAGGAGCCAGAGTTCTTGTCAAGATCTATGCCTTGTATGGCAGCAAGAAACTTCTTGTCTTCATAATCTTTCTCTCTTTTTGCGACGAGGATTGTCGTTAACTCTGGCATAGAGAGACTTTCTTCTAGTTCTTGAAAGTCCCTCCATATGCCAAGAGTAAACAGTTCTGATTCTATTTTAACTAGGTCTAATTCAGACCACGAATCCCCGTCGCTGGTGCGTTTCCCTCATCATCAAACTTAATGCCAGACGCGGCCTCAACGACCTTATATACGCTTGGAAGATCCATGGTGTCTTCTAACTTAGCCCTATCTTCTGAAAGTTCTGGAGAATACTGCTTCATGGCAATCTGAACACAATCAATAAGAATATCCATTGACTTGTCATTATTATCTGCTACCTTGGCAATTCCCTCAAACTTCTTCATAAACTCACGTAGCAGTGAAATTTTTAGTGGACGCATCTTAATCTTTGTTCCGTCCATTAGTTCAATTTCTGTTGTTTCATAAACACTGGTGGCCATTTTTAATCCCTTTCGTATTTGGTGGATAAATTATAGCACGAGAAAGCCCCCGCCGTAATGACGGGGGCGATCTCTATTAAGTTGTTTTATTTAGTTATCAAGATGTTGGTACTAGACGATCAACAATCTTGCCGTAAGAGCCATTATTTGCTGGTAGCAAACGGAAGGAAACCTCAAACATTGAAGCCTCATCACGCTTTGCAGATACTGTAACATTGTCGATTGACAATGCACGGTAAGCAACATAAATTCTCTCAATGGTTGAGCCAGCCTCACAATCTCCTGTGCCAGGTCCAATTGCAACCAAACCACGTTCGACTGGGCACTCGCCCAACTCTCCTGCCTTAATTTCCATAACATCTGCGTAGTTAGTTGTTCCAACCTCAATTGGGTTGTCCATCCTTACGTCAGAAGCCAAGTCATTGTCAGAAGCAGCAATAGCAACCAAAAGGTTCTCTAGTGTGGCCTCTGCAAAAGCGGTATTGAGATTAACGGTCATGCCCTGCTTGTATAGTTTTGCAACGTCAAGCAACTGATCAACCTGAACCTCACCGAAATCTGGCTGGAACTGAATCTCAAGTCCGTTCATTGTGTAACCAACGTTACGAACGACTGCTGATCCTGAAAGGGTTTCACGGTATGCTGTACCTGCAACAAAATCTGGTAGTGCAGGAGATGTGTTGGTTGGATCGAACTCTGCTCCTGTGGAGACAAAGAGTGCGGCTGCACCAACGATAATCTGCTTTGAATCACCGCGTGTATATGCCATATTTTTCACCTCTTTTTTCTTTTTAGAATAATTGGTGGCGTTTCCTCAAGTAAATTATATCATCCGTTTATAACTATTTTGTGTAAAAATATGTCAGATTTACGCAAGCATTGATTCTATTGAATCTGTGAAATGGTACTCTGCCTCAACAATGAACTGAGTTATGTAGTATTGTTTTACGCTAAAGTCCCTAATATTTGTAGAATCACTCTGAAAAACCTTTAGGTGGTGAAAAAATACCCCCGATACCTCTGCTTGGTTTGAGTTCCAGTCATTGATATCTTTTGCTGCGTCATCCATTCTATCAAGGATGTATTGAATTGCCATCCCCCACTCTAACGAATCCTTTGCATCTCCCTTTACATAGTAAAGAAGATTTTCTCTTTTAATTGGATAAAATGAGTTGCTTGTTGTACGGAGCATTCTGTCATAAATTACGTATGGTTTGTTTTCCCAAGACTTTGTTCCGCTTTTTGCGTCGCTTAGGGGAAAAAATGGAATTGTTTGCCCATATTGCTTAGAGAATGTTGGCTCAATTTCTTTCATAACAGACCAGAGGTATCCGTTAATTGTTTTTGCTGGTAGAGAAAAGTTTGAAAATGTCATTCTATTTCAACTCCTGTAGATCTCATGTATTTTCTTGCTGCCTTTACTCCGACACTTCTTCCATTTTTTGCTCCAGAGGCAAAGTAGTCAGAGAATTCTCTTGGGTTAGATAGTCTGTTTATAAATGGTCTAAGGAAGGCATTTGAAAAGTAGTTGTCAAAAAAATCTTCTATGGCTCGTCCAAAACTTCCTGCTACTGCATCCCCGCCTGGATTTTCAATATAGATAGCCTGCGTCGTAAAGATCATTTGGCCATCATCTTCAAAAGCAAGAATATCGGCATTCTTGGGTTCAATTACGACCTCTATTGAGTTTTCCATAATGTTTGCCTTATCAGTAAATGGAACACTTGATGTAGATGAAACAGAACGTGATGCCAAGAAAGACCCGCTAAAATGAATAACCCTTTTGCTTGCTCTTGACTTTAATTCAAAAAGCCTTCCTGCCTTGCTTCCTACCTGCCCCCACTCATAGACATGGTGAAGAGAGTCTGGACTCATTCTTGCCTTAGAATCTATGTATAGTCCAAGAGCCTCTACGGTATACTCTCCGAGTCTTCTGTTAAACTCTATTTGCTCTATGTCCACACCATCTAGAAACCCATATGAATAGGACACTGCGTTCCCTAGTTTCATGTTTAATTCTTTTGTATCAAATCTAGCATTGAACATTATCAGTTACCCCCTGCTCATCAGACCTTTCTAACTGAATCTTGTAATATTCTATGCTGTTGAACGGTCCAATAAATGGCTGGCAGGACTTGATATCAAAGATTGTTGGAGATCCAACGTAGTCTCCATCTGTCTCAATGAAGAAGCATTCATCGTTGCACCCTGCCGCACGTATGTTTGTTATGATTAGATTGGACAGGGGATGGTATAGTCCAAAAGATGCTTTTCTTGGATCAGTCTTAAATCTTCCATAAACCATTGTCTCTAGTCTATAAAATCTATTGTCATCATAGGTAAAGTTATTTGAATTGCTTTTGTCAGATAGGGTATAGAACGAACATGGCTCAGTTCTATCGTACTCCCACTTTTTGTCTATTCCCCCATACTCGTCCTGAGACTCATCGGCATAATATATGTCACACTGCATTGGAAAGAATATGCTTGAGCAGTTGGGGTCAAGGAGTCCCATTACAATACTCCCATGCGATAAATTGGACGAACGTATGCTGACAAAATCTTATCTGCAACTCGGTTTCCAGTATCTTTAAATACTCCTGGATCAAAAGATAGGTTAAACTGATCGCTCTTATATTCTTTAATATAGGAGTTGATGTATGGGATATTGTTGCACTTTAAATCATTCATAAGAAGGGTAGTTGCCTGCTTAATGTCTTGTGGAATAATTGGCCAACCTGCATCAATTATTACTGTGTAATCCCATCCGTTTGGAAACATTACGCTAGATCCAGTCATATCGACAAACGTCTTGCTGTCATATATGCCCTCGGAATACACGGGAGAATCATTAGTGTTATACGTTGTGAATGAATCTGAGCCAGCCGTTCTTCCCCTTACTGGCTTAGATTGACGACGGTTAACTCCAATAGTGGTAGGAATGTTTACTGTTATTGCAGAATTGTCTGGAGTAACATAGTATTCTCTAACATTTACCCATTCTGAATCTGTTGGAAATGCGTCATACACTAAGGCACCATTTTCATAAACACGAATTATCTTGTTTAGTCTAAACGGTATGGCTAGATAATCACTTCCTAGTCCAGTAGTTTCAACTGTCTCTCTTCTATACTCAAATCCACCAGTTATTGAATTAATCATTGCGCGAGCAATAGCCTCATACGATCTTGCTTGCTGAATGTCTTCTGGTGAGTCACTGTCAGAAAAGTCTACTGGATTTACATATGGTCGCATAATTGTGACGGTATCTATGAGAACAATATCTCCTCTATCATAGGTTCCGTCGCCATTATCACCTAGATTAAGGTATATTTCCATGCGATATTCATCGTCATATCTGGAAAAGTAATCTGGAAGACTTATAGAGATTACCCCATCTCCATCTGATGTTGCTGGAAGTTCAACCAAGTCTGTTGCGTGGTCGTCCATCATTGTTACAACGTACTCTGTGCTTGGCTCAAGTTCATCTTGAGTCAGGGTTAGTGGAAATGGGTGTGATCTGCTTATCTCCATGTACTATTTGCCGTAATAAGTTGCTACTTCTTCTGGGGTAGCCTCACGAATACCCTCTCTTGTTAGCCACTTATCGGCAGCCTCCTTATTTACAATATTATATCCCTTAGATAGCGCTCCTACTCCTGTCCAACGGATATTGCCCTTTGACCATACTGCTACCTTCTCTTCTTCCTTGTCTTCTTTAGCCTCTTCCTTAACCGCCTCTGGCTTCTTTGAGAGAGCCTTATCAGCAGCGCGTGATCCGATTACCCCATCTTCTTTTTCATGTACGTTAGAAGCCCTTACAGTGGCCTTCTTTTCTGGACCAGTAATAACGTTGTTTACTTCATCCTTCAAGTCTTTTTCTGATGCTTCTTTTACAGAAGATTCAATGATCGCTCCCTTTGACTCTTCAGCAACCTTCTTTGTTCTTGTTCTCTTTGCCGTGGTCTTATCAGTGGAACTCTTAGTGCTAGAACTAGTAGACTCAATAACAGCATTATCTTTTGCTGTCTCTGTTGAGTTCAATGTGTTTTCTTCAGACATAGTTTTATACCTTTCCTTTAATGCAATTATATCAGAATGTGCTGAAGGGAGGGAATCTATATTTGACTCCCTCCCTCCAACGGGTAACGCTTAATCACCTACTATGAGGTGAATACGTTGTTATCTGCGTAAGCAACTGCGTCAAGTTCTTCCCAAGTGATACCGAAACGGACAAAGATGGTGTACTCAATAGTATCCTTCTTTGGCTTGTACTCACGGTTCACAGTGATATCGCGCTGGAAACCCCATACGCGGTTCTGTGGGAATGTGAGATCGGCATAATCGGCTGGGTAGTAAGGAACTTCCTGAACGTCAATGCCCAAGACGCGGGTGGAGCGTGCTCCACCGAATGTCTGGCCATTTCCGTCTAGGTAGGACTGACGGTTAGCAGCAGTACCTGCTGGGTTACCAGCAAATGCTTCTGCGATTGCGTCAGCAAGAGTTCCATTCTTCTCAACGATGCTTGCGAAAACATCTGTGCCAGCGTAGAACTTAAGCCCTGACTTAATGGCGCGGTACTTGCGTGGGAGAGCGTAAACGATCTCCTGCATGACCTGTGGAGTCCATCCATATGTCAAATCGACAGCGGCCTCATGAGCGTCGCCACCAGTGGTTACCTGATTAACGAAACCGTCCATGATTCCTAGGAATGGATCTACACCTCCGTTGCCATTAATGGCAAGATCCTCAAGGTCATTACCGAAAGCGCTTGTCATTAGACGGACCAAGTGATCCTCAAGGGCTGAACCCTCAATGTTGTCCTCAAGTGCTTCGGTTGAAACTTCCCAATCCAAACGGATCTTCTTTGTGGTAAGTTCTACCTTTGTGAATGTTGCGCCAGCGTTTGTGTACTCACCGAGTGCCTGTGAAGCAGCACGGATAACACGCTCACCTACATTGACCTTCTCTAGTTCCATGGTGTTTGCACGCATGGTAACCTTGCGACCGTCTTGGGCGAGAACTGTTGCATCCCAAACATAGTCGATAAAACGACGGGCCTGCTCAGGGTTAAGGATACCCCCAGCAACACCTGTTGGATTAACGGCGTTTGGACCTGTGGTTACGCCATCGATAGCATTTGGGATATTTCCCATAACGCCAGCGGCTGGCTCTGTAACTCCACCAATGCCGCCTGCTGCTACTGCGCCCTGACCTTGGTATAGACCTGGGTTTGGATCGCCGTACTCGCTGGACTCGCTTGGCTGGTTCTTCAGAATTTCTTCTGCCATTTTACTTTCACCTCCATGTATTCTTTCTTTATTAAAATAGGTCGGCATTTGTGAGGAAACGACCGCCCCAAGTAGATTTCTCTACCTTTACTGGTTCTTCCTGCAAGATCTCGCCAAGATCAGCAGACTTACGGAAAGCGGTGTCCATTTCCACAGCGTCCACTCGCTTACCAAAATTATCTCTTACTTCTTCCACCTTGCTATTTACCTCAGCAATGGCTCCGTCGAAAGCCTTGTTAATGCCTTCAATCTTAGAATCAAGAGCCTTTACTGTCTCAGCAAGAGTGGTTAGTGCAGATGATAGAGAATCGCTAATATCAGAAACCATCTTTGCGGTTTCATCAACTGCTGGCTCATCTTCTACCTTTGTTACTTCTGCCTCATCAGCCTTCATAGTCTCATCTTCTGACTCTTCTTCATCTTCCTCTGAAATCTCAATCTCTACTGCCTTCTCGGTTTCAGCATTTTCTGCTTTTTCAGTAGTATCAACAACTTCTTCGGTTGCAGAGAGTTCTTCAGCGCCATCAACCTTTACAGTTTCATCTGCGGTTTCGGCTGCCTTCATTTCCATAAGTTTATCGTGAACTGACTTCTCAATCTCTGTGTCAGTTTCATCAACAACAATAATGTCTGAGTCCATCTTGCTAACCTCCTTTACCTCTGATTTACTAATCGCATTAACTTTTTCTAGTGAAGAAATATTTTTAATAACGCGACGACTTGTGGGTACTATTATACCGTCATTTTGTGAATACACTTTAATAATCACAACTGGATCATCTGACTTAGCCATTACTGGAGTATCTTCAGATGAGAGCCTTGCACCACCATGATATACAATTTGAGAAACCCGCCCATATTCTCCGTCAAACTTAATTATTGATCCTTCTTCGATGCCGCCTTGAATCTCTGACTTCTTTATGGATGATAGCATTCCCTTAACTACAGACACCTTATCTGAATCATTTGCCTCAACAAATCCAATGTTGTTCATGGATGAATCACATTGTGGGCAGGAAGATGAAGAGTCTTTTGACATTTGAACGATATCGTCCTTGCGACACCAAAACACGTTTTCGATTGTGGCCTTTGACAAGTACCCGCTAGCCTCTCCCTTTTCTACGCTGATAACATTAGCAAACTGGTTTGCTGGATTGTCAACAAGGGAAAGTTCACTCAAGGAGTACTCTCTAATAACTTGATATGCCTTTTCCATTTCTTCGTCATAAACATCTTCTGACTTATGAATCTCTCCACCAATAGAGAAACCAGTGAGGGTTCCATCAAGAACCTTCTCCCATGTGTCTTGGGCACCCTTAGAGACATAGGCAGAAACATATATTCCGTTATAAAACTTTTTTGTTTCTTGATCAAAATACTTGTCTTCCTTAAAAGAAACAACCTTTCCTACTGCAATTGGTTGATGCATCTCTCTAAGGTTGCCACGAAATCTTTCAAATGCTTTTACTGATGCCTCAGATGGAACAACGTCACCCTGCTTATCAAGGTTGTCTAGGGTAGCGAATCCAGAAACGATTCTTCTTTCCTTGTCCACCTTGTTAATGGGCATAGAAAGACGAATGTGATCTTTTTCCATAGACCAACTGGCTTTATTTATATCCATATCATTCCTATTTTATCACAATTTATAACAAAATGATACTATTCGCTTTTCGGTCCTTCTCCTTTAGGATTTCTTCCACTAATTGCTGCTGGACCATCGGACTGATTGTTTGTTCTATCTGTGTCTCTTTCACGATTTTGTGAAGTGTTTGCTCTGTCATCTGCTGCTTGGCGTGCAGACAACTCAATAGGCTTGTCTCCACCCTCCATCTGCGGCTTACCAATTTCTTCACGAATTTCATTAGGAACAAGAGCCTTGATCTTTGCATACCTTTCGTGAATCTGAGACATGGCAACCTCATCAAGAAGGCTTACCTCGTTAAAGTTTAACTCAACGATGTCTGTCTTTTCTCTAATAATTTTGTTTATTGCCTTTGCTACATATTCCTGTAGTGGCTTTACTACCTGATCTCTAAAGGTTCTGTCCTGAGACATTGCTCCAGCAGATGATGAATCTACCCCTCCTAGTTTAGAAAGGGGAACTTGGTGAGCCATAAGAATGTCATCACGGTTTTGCCTTCTATACTGAGAGAATGATGCCTCCTGCACACCATTTTCTACTGGATGCATTTCAAACTCAATCTTGTTTCCATCACTATCGCCAGGAAGAGGAATGTATAGAGTTCTGTGGCTTTGTCCCTTGAGTCCTGTTTGGAAGAATCTAAATAATTTGTCCTCTGCCTCTGCCGTTAACTTTGCACCCTTGACAGTGATAATGTATCGTGGAACAGCCTTGTTTTCAAAGTAATCAATATTATAGTTTGCTGCCATCTGATCTCCCTTTAGTGAGGTCATTGCAGCAATGATATCTGGTATACCATAGAATGTGTTAAGGGGTGAGTATTCCTTAAGGTGAATTACCTCGTTTGGTCGTGGATCTGTTGTAACTGGGTTTGGATTCTTTGCACCAAAGTTACGAAAGTATGTAATGGTTCCAGCAATTATCTGAATGTATCCATCTCTCAGGCGTCGTACCCGCATAGTTGTTGCTGGAATGTGTCCAATATATCCAATGTCTCCCGTAACTGTTCTTCCAACTTCAATGTATCCGTTTCCAGTTGCCTGCATATCAACAATTACCTTTTCCAATATCTTGGTTAGGCTTTCGTCGTCGTTACAATCCTCCAACCAAGCAGCCAACTCAATCTTTAACTGCTCAATTCTCTTCTTTGCCTTTTGCTTTGCAGACTCATTGCTTGTAGCCTCTAGGCGCATCATGGTTGATGGAGTCATTTCAAATCTATAGCCAACTCCTACAGTATTGGATACCTTGGCATCTACCGCAGCATGATTGGCAAAAGATGTGTCGTAAAAAGAAGAAAGTTCGTATAGATTGTATGGTGGGGTAATTAGGTCAAAGATTCCATATCCATTACGATAAACCTGCCCAGGATTAATTTCCTTTGAGTGTGCCCCGTCCTTGCCATACTGTACAGCCTTGGCATCCTTTAGGTATTTTCCAGAAACCTGACCGTCTGACTGAATTGGAACATTGTTAATTGTTGTTGCGGCTTTTTCAACTTTTCTTTGCGCCCTGCGCTTAAAGTTCTTGTCCATTCCGTTTAGATTGGAAAGGGTGTTCCAGTCTTTTTGAAATGGATCTGCATTAGCAAACTCATTTTCAATAATTTGGTCTGCCATTTTTGCATCAATAAGAATCTGTTGTTCCATTATTCAGCATCTCCATAAAGTTCAAGTGATTTCTTTGCAGCCGCTACTGCACCAATGTCGTTAAGAGAAGGAATCAACCCTTCATCAAGTCGGTCAAGTTGTTCCTGATATTCTTCATCTGTTGCCCTTGCTGCACCAGCATAGAACCACGGGGAGCCTTCTGGCTTTCCATAATGGGCTGCCGCCTCTTTAATCTTTGATATTTGCCCTATGTCGCCCTTAATGGATGGAACGTTGAGTAGTCTACCCTCTCCATCACCAAAAAGGTGTCCGTCTGGCAACTTCCAAAAGTATGCCCCCCACTCGTACCCAAAGTGCTTTCTTTGTGCGTCACCAACATTTTCAACGGTGACCTTGCTTTTTCCAATAGTTGGTCTTTTCCTGTTACTCATAACCACTATTGTACCAGATTATACTGGTTTTTCGGTAATTGTTCCCCACGAAACTAAGGTATATACAGTTGACTCGGTTTTATTAAACGAAAGCCCCAAGTTATCATCAATAATGTTCTTGTTCGTTCCAGTATAAGACCTATATATATCTTCTGGGGTACTAAAGTACGATGATGTTTGCCCCAACACATATATGTCTCTCCACTTTTGTGATCCAGCATCCCAATAAGACCATGCTCGCGTGATACTGTCGTAGTTGAGAACATTCTCCCAAGTCCTAATGTTTAGATTTGTTTTAATTCCTAGGCCGTCTGCTAAGTAGTAAGAGATATTATTGACAGATATACCGCCAAAAACATCTATGCTTCCATCAAGGAACTCTCCGTACTCTAGTTGGTCAGAGAAGGATACCCCTAGTGCGTTCCATTCATTATTTATCAATGTGGGAGTTACCACATACCTTCCATTTTGATAGAAAAACACTGATGTGCTTTCTGTCATTGATACTCCATCGTTATTGTATGCCCTAACAAAGTTTCCAGTTTCTGTTTTATCTAATGTTATGGATATCTTTCCATCTTTGTGATTTATATCCATTAACTTTATCTCTTCAATTCCTTCTGAAAATGCGCCCTTGACAAAGAATTGAATTGCTCCGACGTTAAAGTTATAAGATCCGCTTTTGTTTACTGGAATCGAAATCATAAACTCTTCTGCGGGGGATGCAGATGACACTGTTTCATTTATAACTTGTATTCCAGACTTTTTAGTTGCATATAGATAGGGACTTCCTGTTTTGTAGATAAGCAATGGGTTTTCTGATTTATAGTCTATTTCTCCGCTATTGGTTTTTTGTGGATAAATGTTTGTTCCAAACCTTGTTCCAATGATATTTCTTTGGTTTTCGTCGTTTGAACTTGACACATAGTTTAGATTATTAGAAACTATTTCTAGGCTTCTAATTTTTAGGGGATTCTTTAAAATAGACCTTTGGTTAACATTAAAGTGCAAAACCATCGCATAATCTTCAAAGTTATTTGTTTTTGGTGGATAGATAATTACGTTATCTTTAAAAACAAATTTTGTGTCATAAACTCTTTCAGGAAACTCCACAGTGTTTTCTTGATCAGCGTAAATAACACTGTCTAGGGGCAACTGCTTGGTATTGCTAAATGATGACAAAGGTGTGTTTGCTCCATCGGAGACTCTTTGAAATGTTAGATATGATTGCAAGGATGAATTAGATATGTTTGTCGTTTCACCAGTTGTATTGTTTTTAAATAACGCAAAATAATTAAGATATTCTGTTGATATGTCGTTATATGTTTGTGATGTGTGGGTATCAAAGAGTTCTTGATATGTCCACACCCCTGATGTTTGAGTGTAGGAATATCCAACATTAAGTTGAAGCATGTCTAAGTCATAAAAAAGATTTCCGTTTTCATCCTTTACATACCCAGCAAAATAAGACAAGGGAAAGTACTCTTCCCATTCTGAGGAAACCGAGATATCTAAAAATAGTTGTCCGTATTCATATTCTGGAATTAACGTGTAACTTCCAATATGGTTAATGACAATCTCGTAGTTCGCTGAAATAGCGATTCCATTGGAATCAAAATTGTCTGATATTTCTTGAAAGTTTATTTGATTGGAAAAACCTACAGCATAAATCTTTCCCTCAAAGGTGTTTTGACCGTTTCCTCCAACATACAACTGAATAGATGACGGGGAAGAAAAGAATCTAGAAACCTCATAGCCAAATGCCGCTCCAATATTTTCAAAATTAAATCCAACTAGGCACTCTAATCCTATGATAATTACTTCTTGATGAATAACATTTCCATTTATTGAGTATGAAATGGTGTCTTCATTTATTGTGATATTAAAGGTGTCTAGGTTTGTTATGTTGACAAAACTCATCAGGGTTCTGTCTGATGCAATACTGTCCTCTATCTCAAAGACTCCGTATACCGCTGCAATCGCATCATTCAGGACGTTTAGTGATGGAAAGTTAAAATAGCATTGCTCTATATAATTTTGTCCAGCATTATTCCAGTAGTCTGGCTGACCCTCGTTATCGTACTCTATATTTGGCCTAAAGGAAATAAATTTTGGATGCCCGTCTTCTGGGTACTCTAATGTATTTACAATGTAGTTGTCCTCATACCACCTTTGCAAATCTCTTCCTCCAATATTAATAATTGGAAGAGAATAGTTTGGAACGGAAAGGTAGTCTCTTGTAGCATTTAGATTATTGAAGTATCCAGCA